TGCATAATTTTCTAAAACTCCAATGCCTTCATTGAAGACCATCGTATGTATCTTATTTGGATTCAAAAGTGCAGGAAGTTGTTTATCTTGTGGTTGTTCTGTCATGATGGTTGTTGTGTGTAGGCAGATGGTGGAATACGTCCTACGTATTCATCTAGTTCCATAATCTGATCAAGTAAAATATCTTGACCATTTAGTTTCCAATACTCTTCGAGTCCTTGCTTACTATCCTTGTGAAATATATCTATATGTTCCTCGTGAATAGCAGAACCCATGTCAAGTCTATAATTCAATATCGGTAGAGCATAACTCTTACCACTATCTAATATCAGATCTTCTGATACTGCTCGTGGTCTTATGTTTTGATCTATCTTCCATAAATCACCACGTTGATGACATTTTAGCACTTTTGTAGCATGATGTCTAGTGATGATATAACATGCTGCAGAAAAATCATTTATAAATCTATGATGCAATTTTAATTGAATACCATTAGGATTTATAATCGTAAATTGACAAGCGTCAAAATTTATTGGTAACTTTTTTCTTACATCCCTCCATGTAAATGTCCAATTTTTTGCAGTAGATAGGTCAACATCATCTTCCATAATCATTATCTCATCATGATCAGTCTCTTCCACAAAATGTTTGAGTGCACTTAGATGAGTGAGAACACAACCTATTTCACCGGGATTCATATTTTCTGGAACTCTTCCTTTCAAATATGTTGATGGATCATCTTCCTTTCCATCAATACCTGAGACTCTTGTGTGATTTTCTATACCCCAATACTCTAGTTGCTCTAACATGTATTCTTGTCTATCAGTATACCTATCTAAATTCAACCAATAAACATGAGGCAGACCTGCAAGTTTATATTTACTTTTGTTCTTGTCCAAGTCGCCTCTTCATATAATCAATGTCTTGATAATATTCTTCAAGTTTTTCTTTACCATAGAACTTTAATTTCTCCCACTCCTTACGATTATCCTCTATATGAGGATTGTTAAACCAAGAGTTCTGACTTCTCTTATGTTCTAAGTGGAAAACAGTATCATTTATTCTAATAACATCAGAACACGTATTGAATCTATGATATCTTTCATCGTCCTCATATCCATATGATATAAATTTTTCATTCTCCATTCCTAGTCTGATGTATTCTTCTCTATTGAAGAACTGACAGAAACCAAACTTTGCATCATAAGGTCTCAACTTACCATCAAATGCATGAAAATTGAAGTTGCTATTGATGAAATTGCTTACTGTATTATCATCAGCAAAAATTTGTTGCTGGAACATTCCATATCCGTATGGATACACAACCTTTACTGGTTGTAATGGACTGTCTAATGGTTCAGTTGGTGGACGATATCCTTTTGCTAAAAATGTATTAGCATAAAAGTGTGTCTGAAAAGGTAGAAGTACATCAGCATCATAATTACATACAAATGGTGTGTCTGCCATCATGATCATATCATTGATCAATCTAGTTCTATGAAAAACAATATCATCACTCTGTTCAAATACATGTGTGATTTGACTTAGTTCTTCCTCTGTAGCAACCTGTGATATTTGTGGTAGAACACTCGCCTCATATATTGATTCTGTATCAAACTCTTTTATTATTATAGGTGCCTTAATATTTCTTATGAGGTATAATAAAACCGTTATGATATTCCTCATTCTGTCTGGAGTTTCAACTCTCAATGGGATCATGTAAGTGCAACCGGGAAGTTCCATTTTAGTACTATCAGTATTAAATTGAAGATCTTTACCTAGTTGAGGTGGTTCTGAAGAGTATAGTTGTTGTTGGATAGATGGTTTAGTTTTTTTCATAGTACCTCCCAGTTACTACAATATAGGTCAGATGTATTGTGGTTCTTGGTATATCCAGTACCAAACCACTTCTTAGGTGCAATGATTTTCTTATCAGGATTACGTGATAAGAATGAACCCCACCAAGAGAATGATGAATTAGCGATGATAAAATCAGAACACATAGTCATCATACACAAGTCTGCAAGATTGTCACCACCTTCTGATATAAGGAACCTGTCGTCAGGGAACTCAGTGCCACACCATTGAGGATCATCAGAAAAAACAACCACTGTACGATCGTTATCAAACTTTGACAATGCAGTATCATAATATTCTTTGGGGCAGGGTGGATGGTTATCGCTGTTTTGTATATAGTCACCTCTACGAACATGCAATGCAATAGGATCTTTCAGTGTGTTCATCATCTCTCTACATGGTAGATGTATATCATTCTTGAACTCAAAATCTTCTCTTATCTCTTCTTCTATATGTTCAAAATATTTTGTACTTTGTAGATATGCATACACATTATGACCGTCCGGCATATTGTCAAATAAGTTTTGATCAAAATGGAAGTGTGCTTCCTGTACATATGGTCCGGGAATTTCTTCTATATTTGTAAGACCGGTAAGTTTGAATGCCTCAAATAATTGATGGTCATTCCACTCGTCATTGAAGTCACTAGGAGGGATAGCAAAGTCATATCCTTTATGTGCTGCGATGCCTCGTAGTCCTGCATACTGGAACATTTGATTGCCCAGTCTACCGTGTCTTCCTAAATGATTGAATCCTATAGTCATGATGAATGTTTCTCTTTCAAATATTCAATCTCCTTTGGTAGGAGGTGTTCATAAGTTCTCTGTGTCTGAGATTTATGCTCTCTGTTTGAGATGTGATAATCTTTTAGTATCACTGGATCTCCATGATATTTATAGAGTCTATAATACATATCACAATCCATCAACATGGTCAAATCTTCATCAAAATACATGTCGATTCCTCGCTTCAACGCAAGGATAGATGGTGAACTCAGAGTATTCACACCCTCTAATAACTTATCATTATGATAGGGTATTTTAGGGTTGTAATGTGTGTGACCATCATCAACTGTATGAGCATAACCTGTCACTGCCCAGTGTACATCATTGGTGAACGCTTTGTCTAGTTCTGCCACAAGATTACATGTCAAGATAAAATCATCAGAGAACAAAACCTTTAGAATATCTCCATCAGCATGCTGTAATGCATGATTAGTATTAGCAGAAATGTTGCCATACTTTTTTGTATTCTTGATGTAATTAATCTCGAATAGATCTGCATACTCTTTACATGCATCTAAAACTTTGTCAGACTCGCTATGATCTGAGATCCAGACATTGAAATCTTTATTAGTTTGTTGTGAGAGAGCATGAAAAATATCAAACAAATAATTTTGACACCTTGCATTACCGTCATGAGTTGGAATACAAAAACTAACTCTCATATACTATAGCGTTTTCCTCAACATCATTAATAATAGTTTTGGTCAATCGAGGAACCACATCATTTTCACCATAAAATTTCTTAGCAATCTCATAGTTCTTTTCAATTACTTCCTTCCTACTATGATAAAAGTCTTCATCAAGTTTGTCAAATATTTTCTTGAGTTCGCTGACATGATTGAACCTAATGACACCATCCATATCAAACCATTTTTCAAGATTAGGACACCCCCAATATATTGGTATAGTTCTACTAGCAAAACAATCTATTATCTTTTCTGTAAAATAATTTTTCTGTCTTGAGTTTTCCACTGCAATATGATACATTGCATTTTCAAAGAAATCATTTCTTCTTTGATGAAATGGTGGTGATTTATGTGCATATACTTCCATACCATTTACATCATCTATATCTTCTAACATATCCATGATTTGATTTCGAGTCTTATGTCCAGTGGTTTGTAACTTTGAACTAGTAACAAATGTGATGTGTGGTTTTTTCTCTATGTTTAGTTCATTGAAATCTAACCATGAAGAACCCCACTCAAAACATTTTGCTTGTGGATATTTCTCTAATATTGATTGAGTAAAGGTATAGATTCGATTGAAATTATGTGCATTTCTAAGTGCACCCTCATTCACAGATGGTGCAATAGCATATGGTTCTGCTAGAAATAAAATTCTGTAGTCTGCTTCCTTATCAAATGAAAGATTATCTATTGATATACTTACCTTTCTATTACCTACATCTAATCCTTGTTCACCCCATGGGTTCCACCACAATTGGTTGATAGTTGCTTTCATCGTATCTCTTGAAAATGATAATGGAAACCAAAGGTCTCTTGTTCACTGTCGGGTAGAGTTTCTTCTCTTGAAAATTTACTCGCCACCGCGACGGGAGCATACACACATCCCTGTCCCTCAAAGATGTGTCGATTGTGGCAGCATATGTTCCCGTCCTCATTATATAGTCCGGCGTTCATGTGTTTGTAAAAATCTCCTTCGTTTACTTCCCAAGGGACGGTGACTTTACTGGGGACGTCGAGTAAACGCTTGGAGCGTAAGGAAAATCCTCCATTCCCGACTCGATGATTCTTTCCCCACGGGTCGAGGTAGGCATTTGGGTCATCTCTCCACGGGGCACCGATATAATCGTAATCAAGAAATTTAGGATCCCAAAGATGAGGACGAATAACGTAGCCGTCCGGATGTATGAGAAGGCAATGCGAGGTCCTGACGTGATTAGTAAGATTATAGATACAATAAAAATTAAAGTCATTGATAGATTGAATTGGGTATACTTCCTCATAATCTACATTGGGATTCAAACCTCTAGGTCTCCCCTTACTACTAAGAAACTTAGCAGCACCCCAGTGAATTCCTTCACATGATTTATTGATTGCATAAACAGCATCTTCAATGTCAAGGTCAGCGAGCATGACCAATGTGACTTCAGGAATTTTTAGCATTCTTTACAGCACGGTTGAATACAGTATACAGATCAAGCAAGTTGTTGTCAATTTTTTGTGCTTTTTCAAATAAATGATTACTACTAGACAGCAAAGATTTAGTGCAGTCCATAAAATCATTGACCCATAAGATAGGATAGTCTTTATATAACTCTTGGAGATACTTAGACTTCTTCATTATGGGAACTCTTCCTAAGTATAACACCTCCCAGTTTCTATGGCAATCGACACCATTTCCTTGTGGACATATCATAAATTTATGATCTAATATCTGCTGACAATATAGATCATAGTGAACTCTTTCTCCTATAGTGACGTACTTCCTACCTGAGAATTTCTTTTTTACATTACCTCTCTCACTTATATTAGTATGCTCTGAGTGATTGATGTAAAGTAACTTCTTAGGTTTTACCTTCTCCTGTCGTAGGTATTTCTTGAGTATTCCGATTCGATTGTCACTGGGATGTATGATTCTTTGTACACCATATGGGAATGGGTGAACCTTGCCACCAAATCCGACAGCATTTGTCCCATAGATTGCAACAACGTTTTCAGGTATTTTATCATGAATATCCTCTGTAATAGGTGTATCTTCTAGGTTTGTAAATATACAAAATTTAGTGTCAGGATAGTTGCTACATGTCTTTAGTAGATCATTTGTCTCCATCAGACTGTCTATCCATTTTTGATCACTCTCAGTGTCTGCCTTGAGTGGTCTATTATAAAGTCGTATATTATCTATAAAAACTGTCATGAACGGTTTACCGCCCTTCACTAGGTCAGAGAACTCTGTGTTGCATGGATCTGCCTGCTTCATGTAAGCACCTGCAACATTTCCTATACATCCAGACTGATCTCCAAATGAATAATCACAATGATTAGATACTGCTACCCCTTCTATCAGATTCACTTGATAAACCTCACTAATTTTTCTTTATTCTTTTGAACATAGTCCGGGTATGAACCATCGATAGGTACCACAGTTGGTTGGTACAAATAATCTCTGCCAAATGGATCAAGTCCTGCCTCGATGCGTTGTTCCATTGTATCTCTGAACTGAGGTAGATTGTTCTCTTGGTGTTCATAAGCATCCATCTTTGCACGTACAGTGTCAGCATCACCAAAGAAACTCCAATGCCATGATGCATTATCAATCTTCCAAGAGTCTCGATGTGATTGCCTCAACTTATCTATGCTCATAGTTTTGAGCATTTTCATGGTGCAAACCCTTGTGCCCATCCATTCCTTTTCACATAATAGATTGAGGTAATAATAGTATACAGGACCTCTCAATACATAATGATTCTCAGGTTTGAACCATTCACCCATGGCAATCAGTGCCTCTGGATTTGCGATCTCATCAGCGTCACTTGATAGTATAATATCATCATCCTTTGCCTTGTCAAGAAGTGCATATATTGCAGAGTCTTTATGAAAACATGCTCTCTGATAATGTAAAGGTAATTGATATATGTTCTCTTCTTTCATGCTCCTATGATAAGGAACACCCTCCCAATACTTTTCCAAAGTTTTATTATCATCTATAGTAACATGATGAATGATTTTATCTTCCCACTTCTTGAATCTTTCTTTATTGTCTTGATAGTATAAAGGTTTAGGTTTACCAGTAAAGGTTATGTTTGCCTCATTTATCACAAAGTAATCTACAACATCGCCTAGTATGTTGAGTCTAAGTTCTAGTAAATCAAGTTCATTGTAAAAAGTAAACGTATCAAAGATGGTCATAATTAATGTTCAATGTCATTCTAATGTTATTGGATGGTGAAGAACTGGCATGGTATGCATGCAAACCTTCAAAGATTACACACTTACCTTTCTTAGGAGTTTCTCTATGTATGATCTTTGAATGATCATGTTCATCACAAAAAAAAGTGTCACCATCAGTTTCATTAATATAATATAATGCCACGATATGTGGATACTGCTGATCTATATGAAAGTTATGCGGTGTGCCAAATTTTTTAGGATTCGGATAATGCATAGTAACATGTGCTCTTGCAATCGTATGTTTCTCCATTCTAATATACTTACTAAAGAATGACAAATCATAATGATTGACTATATTATTTTTTTGAACACGGTCTTGAATAAGAGTACAAGAAAAATAAGGATTTGTATCAGTCTGCAACTCATGACCTAAAGGGTGAGCACAGTCAGGTAGATACCACCATGGACCATTAGTCGCTGTCTTTTCAATTTTGTCAGCAATTTTTCTAGGAAATTGGATCGTATTCAAGAATATATTTTCGTTGCTCATCACTGTTAGTCCATTCGCCTACGTTTATGTAGTCGTATAGTGGCATCAAACTTACTGTGACATCAGTGCCTAGTAGCATCTTATAATTTAGATGCTCACTCATACTAATGTCAGTACAATGTAAGGTTTCGATATTATGACTGCACAAAGCAGCAGCAATACCAAAGGTTCCAACACCAGAGTTGGCAAGGTGTTTTGCTGACAATAATGTACCGAAATCTTCTGCCACAGTTTTAGATTGTATTGTAACCTTTGGATGTTTTCTAAGTTCATCTATTATAGGATTGTGATTATCTCCCTCTGTGACCACTATCGCTTGCTGAAATTGTTCAACCAATTGCATATAAAAATAAAGAGGATTAGGGATATAGTTGCTAGGGTTTTGAACCCTCCTGTCAAATACATCTCCACTCCTGATATGAATAACAATACAATCGTCAGGAAGATCCACTCTGGGTGCTTGAATATGCGGTTCAATATACGTCTTACATATCTGACGCATGTTTTCATAAATGAATTCTTCGTCGATGTTGACCTCTTTATACGGACCTTCCCAATAGAAGAACTTCGATCGTATTTCTTGATGATTCTGTCCAAACGATGTCGTGTGTTTTTTGATAATCTCATGTTCAATTGATTCAAATGTAGATTGTGTCAGTGCTGCTGCCATTGTACCGACTGCACATTGTTGAATATTATTTCCAAGTCTGCCATACCAGTGAGAAATTTTCATTTTATAAACAATGTTCTCGCTTCAGCACCATGAGAAATAAAAGGTCCCCATGTTACATTATCTATCACTTGAGGATCTATCCACCAATCCTCAAATTGATTACCTCCATTCGCAACATCTCTTGCTACAATTTGATAACCTAGATCATTCAAGATTCTTCTCTGTATATCTCTACAATCAGGTCCATGTGCATATAAATCTGATTCAAATGTAATCACAGAGAATCTATAATCATTCAGTGGTAGATTTTGTAATGCTTTGAGTGTGATGTTGGGTGGTTCACAATCTATAGAAACATAATCAAACCTTTTCTTTTTCCACCCCTTACTTTTTATTGCTTCTTTCCAATCAAATGTTGTAGCATCTGCTAGATGACAATCATTACCCCTTTGCAATACAAACTCACCTTGAAAACGTTCATCTATTTCTACTGAGATACCCTGCCACTTGAATTCTGATTCAAGCAACCAAGTATTATTAAATTCTGTAGGATGATTAGCACCTATCTCAAGATACCTACCATTCTTTTTACTGCCCAACATAGTCAAAACAAAAAGATCTTGATATGCTTGAGAGTGATTTTCTTTTATATTTACTGAGTGAATTAGTTCATCAGTTTTTTGATTGTACCTTGTATTCATCTCTCCATAAAATTTCTTCGTTTTGATTTGTATTAGACAATGATATTCCTATTACATGTACGAATATAATAAAAATTATTGCCACTAATGCTTGTTTCATAACTCCTTATACTGTTCAATCCAATCACTTATTTCAATAGATGGCATATATCCCAAAAGTTTTTTTGCTTTTGAGATATCAGCAAGAGTTACTCTTGCCTCTGCAGGTCTAGGTGGTATGAAGTTTTTAGTATATGAATTACAAATCATGTCCGCTATCTGATTTACGGAGTGATTGGTGCCTGTGCCAACATTTATAATTTCACCACTTATATCACTTGCTCTTTCTGCTGCTGCAATGTTTGCTCTGACTACATCATTTACATGAGTGAAATCTCTTCGTTGTTCACCATCACCTACGATTGTGAATGCCTCCCCCTTTCTCCATTGCTCTAAAAATAATCCTACGACAGGTGCATATTGTCCTACTAAAGGTTGTCTGTCACCATATACATTGAAGTATCTTAGATTTACTGTATTAAGATCGAATAAATCTGAATACATCTTACACAAATTTTCTGCTGCCACCTTTGATACAGAGTATGGATTCAGACAATCAGGTGTCATATCCTCTGTGAGAGGTGGTTCATTTTTCAAACCGTATGATGATGATGTAGATGAATTTATAAATGCCTTGACACCATGCTCACGAGCATGTTGTAACAATGTGGTTGTTCCTAATACATTTGTTTGCACACATCCCACTGGATTCTGTAGTGCAATTTGTATCCTAGAATAGGCAGCAAGATGAAAGACCCAATCTATCTTTGGCATCCCCTCGTTTACACAAGAGAATACTTGCTCCATTAATTTTGCATCCGATACATCTGCCCTGACATTCCATGCTTTATCATTCCAATAGAACTTTTCATTGCAAGTCGAGGATTCATTATCCACTACAGTGACTTGATGTCCCATCTCTAGAAGTTTATCAACAAGGTGGGATCCTATGAATCCTGCACCCCCAGTAACAAGTGATCTCATACTAACCTGATGCTAATAAATCATATTCTACATTTTTTAGAGTAGCAGATGTGATGGTTTCTTTACATATCTGCTGACTGATCCAATTATAAGTCTTTCTGATGCCTTCTTCAAGTGTTTGTGTGTAATCCCAACCAAGTTCTTTTCTGATAAGATCGTTGTTTGAATTACGTCCTCTTACACCAAGCGGTCCATCTATGTGTATCTTACCTACATCTTTACCCGATACTTTTGCAGCAGTGTCAACCAACTGATTGATTGTCACCATTTCTTCAGAACCTATGTTCACTGGTCCTTTGAAATCAGACTGCATTAGTCTCCAAGTTGCCTCAATGCATTCATCAATGAATAGGAATGATCTAGTTTGCTCTCCATCTCCCCATACCTCAATGTCTCCTCCGTGTTCTGGAAGATAAGCAACCTTCCTACATATTGCTGCCGGTGCTTTCTCGCGTCCACCGTTCCAAGTTCCTTCAGGACCGAAAATG